TAGTCTACGGGTGCAAAATAATAATTACCCGTGCTATATGGCTTAACGACTAACATACATTCGGTGTCGTTATTATCGAATCCAAATGCCGCGAAACGCTTTGGCTTTTGTCCACGCTTTAATTTAGCCCAATCGGCCGAAAAATAATACCCTTCTACGTCGCCATCTTCGTTGCAACGTTCGGGGCGTAATGTTTGAATAGGCCAATGGTATGCCGCTACGTACTTTTTTTTGTCTTTTGATTTAACCAAGTGTATGGCGTATTGCCCAAGCATTTTTAAATCCATTGCGCAATTGCGTAAACAATCCTCATGGAATACTTTTTTAAGGTCCAAATAACCTTTTAAGTGTCGGTCCGCTTGTACTACTTCCAAGCCGTCGCCAAAAATCAAATCACTAATACCCTTAATGGCCGCGTTATTCGTAGGGCTTCCATAATATAGGTCAATCAAATACTGATAATAATTATTATCTTCTCCGTATTCGACCCACTCTTTATTCTTATGCTCTACAACGGCGGGGGTGGTGTAACTCGCTAACTCGATTAATTTAATGCTCATATTGTTATCCATTGGGGTGCTTCGGTGTCTACCTTATCCCAAGATTTAAATTCTTTATTTATGTTCGTGCTTTCAGTGGACCACGTAGCCACATACTCCCATATTAGGGCATTATCATTCACAACGCGAATCAGGCACGTATCTAAATCATCGGCCACATCCGCGATACTTGTAAGGGATGGCAACGTAATGGAAACTTTGGAATCCGTCAACGTAGGCGTTACAATTCCCTCCACAAGTGTTTTAGTATTTTTATGCCATACTTGTATTGTTACATCCCCGACACCCTCAAAGGATACGAACGGGAAAAAGTTAATACTTGTAGTGGCGTTATTTATTACCATCTATTTAAGTAACGTAAAATTAAATTTTCGTTTGCCGAGCATAAAAAAAGGGACCCCGAAAGGTCCCCCTACTATGAAACAAGCAAGATTTTATGCGATTGTAATAACGCTTCCCATATCGCTATATGAGGCCGCGTCTACAATTGTTTTAGGTGTTGTTTCCATACCTACCAACGTAACGGTATTTAAACGAGCATCGCCCATTTGTGTACCCCATGATTCTACGTCGGTGGTTGCGTCCATACCTTCAACCTCACCTAATAAGGTAAATACGTTGTTACGGTCCCATGCAATAACTCTCCAACGTCCTTTTGTCAAGGTGTCGAATAATTCCGCGTCGGTATCCGCTAACGCCGCCGTGCTACCTCCAGGCTTAACCGATAAGGTCAAAGTTTGAGTGTATGCAGTTGTTCCGTTATCTCTAGTGGTTGCACCGCTAATTTCTAATGTAGATAGTCCCTTCAATTCCCAAAAATAACCCGTTAGGTTAGTTGCGCCGCTATTTGTCATAGTGGTTACCAATCCGTCCGCATCTTTGTTAATTATGTCGCTAAATGTATAAGGTACTAAGAATACCCCACGTAAACCCCCCGCGAACTCTTTACAAGGTTCGTATCTAGTTGCTAATGTATTACAAGCCATATTTTTTTATTTTGTTTAGTGAAAAAAAAGGGGCGGGATTTTTCCCACCCCCGTTATGATACAAATCTAACTTAATTAGGATACGTTAAGTACAACTTGCTGAGTTGGGTTCGTTGCGATGATACCACCAGTGAAACGCATGATTACTCTTACGTTCTGTGATCCGTCGATATCCGCCATGTCGATAACCTTAACTTCGTTTAAGTCGCTCAATAGACCCGTTCCAAAGTGTAAGTCACGCTTAAGACCTAATACCGCGTCGTCGTCTGTAAGACCTGGGCAAAGGTTTACTGGAATACCTTGGAAGTTCATTGGCTTTTCTCCAACGTAGAATTGGAAGTTATAGTTACCCGCAGATAAAGCCGCTTGGTATGCCTTCATTGTTGATGGTCCAACATAGAAACCATAATCTTCTTTACCATAAAGAGCCGCAGGTGATGCGTCCAACATACCTTGTAAACGTGTTACAACGTTTGAACCAGTAGTTGCGCCACTTGCAGTTTCCTCGATTGCGCTATTGTCAACCAAGTAACCGAACATTCCATCTTGTCCCGCAACAGAAGCTGAATCATAGAATAGGTTAGTTTTCCAAATACCTTTTTCGATTGCTTGTGCAACCTCCGCGCTCACTTGAGCCAAAAGGAACTCTTCAAACGATGCTGGTAATTTCTCATACGCTGAATAACCCGCTTGTGCCGCCTCCCAAGTGTTACGCAAGTTGTTCTTACAAAGTTGTAAGTTTACTTGCTTCTCGGAAGTTTCTAATACGTACTCGCCAAGTGTTACACTTGAAGAATCCGTGAAGTCACAAGTAGCGGCGGTTACGTCAACTGTGTTTTGCCAGTTACGGATAACCTCGTTAAATGCTACGTTAGGGTGTACGGTAATGAAATCTTTTGCTAAAGTTTCACCGCTTAACAATGCGGCCGCGATATATTTACCCGCAAATTCACCCGCGTAGGTGTTTGGGGAAACCGTTGGGCCACTCAATTTGATGTTTTTGATATCTGCCATAATTGTGTTTTTTTTAAAATAATGAGTTAAATACTCGGTCTTGGATAGTTTCGCCACGCTTTGCACCAATCTTAAATTGGAAGTCGCGCTTTGCTTCACTTTCGGGGTTGAACTTTGTGTGGTTAGCGGGGGTTTCTGCAAGTTGCTTACGCAATTCTTCGTTTTCCTCGCTCAACTTCACGTTTTCCATTTTCAATTCGTCGTTGCTAGATTCGATCGCACTTAAACGCGCTTCGATTTTAGAAAAATAAGATTCTTCCATTTCGGTTTTAGACTTAACAACTTTTTTAGGTTCTTTCATTTCAGTTGCCATTTCCTCTTCCTCCATTTCCTCTTTTTTATCGTATCCCGCTTCAACTTCTTCTTCGCCTTCGGTCTTAACCTCAACGATAACGCCGTTTTCGTCTACGGAAATCATCATACCCTCCTCAAGAGTGTACATACCCGCAGGTACTGGAATGTTTCCTTCTTCGGTTACGATAAATACATTTTTACCTACTTCGAATGCCTCGGCATCAAAAATTGCCTCACCATCGGCGGTTTTAACTTGTGCTAGTTCGGTTTCCACAACCTCGGGCGTGGCCTCGGCCTCAACCTTTGGTGCCTCAACCTCCTTACCCATTACGATGTCGTAAACACGGGCTAGGATGTCTTTTGCATTACTCATATTCAATTAACGTTTGTTTGGTTACGTGTTAGATTTTTAGCTTTTGCGCTGATTCAAAATCCGAAATAGCCTTTTCGAATTGCTTAAATTGTGGGATGTCGGTTTTAATTCCCATTTGCCTATTGATGCTTTGGATTTGTTGAATTACATTTTTTACATAACGCAATCTTTCTTTTCCGTCTTGTTCAATGCCATCAATTCTAGCAATAGTACGCTGAACGTCTTTTTTGTAGGCCTTTAAATCACGAGCTAACTCTAATAATTCTTTGGCATTACTTTCGCCATCTTGAACTAATCCTAAATCCGTTTTAATTACTTTCTTTTGCATTGCTATTAAATGAGTATCTTTTACGAAATGTTATAATATCATTACTTAATGATTCAAGTCTTTTGTATTCATTTGAGGTGCGTGGGTTAACGCCTAAATCTTTGTATGCTTTTTCTATTTTACCCATTAATTTTTTAGCATCATCAAATAAATCTAACGCATAATCACCCGCCATCTGTAAATCGTTTTGGTATTTTTCAAATTGTTTACCCGCAGTTTTAATTTGATCATGAGCGTCGTTTAAATCACCTATTAAGTCTTTGGCTTGACCCAATAAATTTAATTCGGTCTTAATTAGTTTCTTTTGCATATTCGTTTAATAAATTCTTTAGTTGCTCTAATTTGCTTTCGTGGCGGTTCATTACCGTGCTTTTATCGGCAAAGAAACCCTCAATTGAAAAGCCCTTAACCTTACCCGTCTTTACGTATTCGTCCCATATCTCGGCGTTGTCTACTTTCATAGCCACGTACCAAGTACCTACGGGATCGTTTAAACCATACGCCGCGCTTTTGTCG